CAACAATTTCAACCATTTCTTCTTTGGCATTAAAAACTTTAATAAGCACACCAGAATCTACCTCTAAAACATCTCGAATAAATAATCTTTGAATCTGGTCCCAGCTTTCTTTATTTGTATTTGGGTTCTCAAAAAAATCTTTTACATGCTGAACTTCTTTTTCTTTACTTTCAACTGGATTGCCGTTTTCATCCTCTGCAACAATATTCCAAGGGATTGCGCAGATTTCATCAATAATTGTTGAGATACACATTTCTACAAATGGTGTCGCTGCTAATCTTCTTATAGTTGGTAAGTCAACATATCTGGGGTAACCATACGGAGGTTTATAAAAAAAGTTTGGGATTACTGCTTTCTGTAATCCATCTCTTGTTCGTTCACTTACTTGATCTACTGGGGGAACTGTTTTGTCCTCCTTCTTTTTGAAAAAATTGAATGCCATGATCGTGAGGTATTGACAGCTGAGCCGTAACCCAGCCATCAAGACTTTGCAAGATAATATAATAATAGCCTTTCAAGTTTTAAATGTTCTTATTCAAATTAAATATTAAACAAAATCAAAAACCAGCTTATTTGGGTTGATTTCAAAATACATTCTCATCATGAACATATCTCCGACATCTGTTGAACGCCCGATATTTTCTTTTATCTCATCCTTTGGAATCACATTTAAGGGCACATCTTTCCCGGGATCCTTTTGTTTGATTTGCTCCAAGTCCTCAATTAATAATTCTCTGGTCTCAACTTTTAAATCTCTCGTGATTCCGATTAATCCTGAATTGACGTGGTTTGCTAATTCGAACCAGCACTGCGCTTTTAGGTTTTTATAATTGTGCAGAACTTTTTCGTCATCTGTTTCCTTCTTCTTTTTGATTGGGGTTGAGTTTGCCACAAATCCCTTAACTCCATCTAAGTCCTTCACTAACCCAAATCCAACACCATCTTCATCAATTATGCAATGGCTCCTGGAGATTTCTCTGTCTGTTAGAATCTTATCTAACTCTGTGCTCGATATGTTATTCATCACAATCACTTCCACACAGAATAATCCTTCCCAAATTCCTATGACTGTCTTATCTCGGCCTCTCCCTGCAACATCCACCACACAGCGTTTTTCTCCTTTCTCAGGGCTATTTGTGAAGATGTCCATGATTGAGTCATAATTAAATAATTTTGTTGGATCATCATCATATTCGAAGTTACCATATAAAAGTCTCTCCTTGGAGATCTTGTCCAACTTCTTTAAATTCTCGATGTAATAGGGAGAAATAAACGGATTATCTACCACTAATGCTGGAATGAACTTTCTATATTCTTTAATGGATCCATCTTTGCTTGGCTTGTAGAATTCAAAATAAAGGAAATTCTTGGCTGGATTGCTCGCAATTAAAAGTTTTGGGATTAGTCCGAACTCATCTAATTTAAATCTTAACCGGCTCATTACAATATTCTTTGCCTTGACTGTGATCTGGCTTGCTTCATCAATAAATGCTCCTGTGAATTCTGTGGACCCTAAACTATCAAACTCTGGATCACTTGGATAAGCAAATAAATCTTTTAAATAAACTGTCGAACCATTCCAAAATTTAAGGCATCCTTCCATGGCATTGTATTTGTAGTCTACATTAATCTTTAAACCAAATTCTCTACACACTTGAAAAAATGTCAATAATGTCGATTCTTTTAATGATTTTAAAACTGCTCGGCCCATCAGCCATCTGCTTCCGGGGTATTGAATACAATTAATAATCAACCAGACGCATCCTAAGTAAGACTTTCCTCCGCCTGCTCCTCCGCCATAAAATATCTCTGTATGGATTCTATTCTGAAGAACTTCCAGCGCCTGTTCCTGTCTCTTGCTCGGTTTCCACTTTATTGTTATCATCATCAGCCTTTTCGATTAGGATTCTTTTTCTTTGGTCGTTTATGTCAACTTCTTTTCTCTCGAAGTATCCCCTGTCTTTGTTTTTAGTCTTATTAAAAAATATTGTTGCAGAACTATTCCCATCTTTCATTAATTTTAATAATAAATGCTCTCCAAAATCTTTTAATTCATATTTTGCCTCATTTACAAAATAATTATAATTTTCATCTTCTCTTAACCACCTATAATGGGTTTCTCTGCTAATCCCCACTTGGCTACATGCGTTAGAAACAATCCCCAATGCAGTATTTAATGCTTTAATCATTAAGGCTTTCTTGCCTCTTGGTTTTATGTGCTTTTTGTCATCTTTTGTCATATCAATTTCTCCGCGATGGCTTTAATTACATTGACCGTAACTGCATTTCCCATCATTTTATATCTTTGAGTGTCTGAAAAACCAAAAGTATATCCAAACCTTGATTTAATCTTCAATTTCAATGAATTGTTTATCTTTGTTTCTTTTTGAATGCACCCAATTATGGCACTTATTACATAAGAGAATGAGATTCTCCACTTTGAATCTGAATTTTTTATATTCAAATGGTTTGATGTGATGTATTTCAAATGTCCTCTGAGTGTGATTAAATCTTTCTTTACATCTTTGGCAGGTTGCATCATCTCGTTTCCAAATAACTTTACGAATATCTTTCCATTCTTTACTTGAATCAAAGACTCCTCGTTCTGAAGTAATTCCTCCTTTCCAAGATTTATTATTTTCTCGCATATTGAATTTATGCCAACAATCATTTGAGCAAAATCTTCTTTCTTTATATGTTGGAGAAACGAGTCTTGGCTTTCCACATAATTCACAAATTCTAATGATTTTTCTTGATTGTTTATCACTATTTTTTCTTCCTCGCAATTTATAAGCACATTCTCTTGAACAGGTTTGTTTATTTCTTGTTTCAAATTCCTTTCCACAGATGACACATTTTTGTTTATGTCTTCTTTTTCTACATTCCCAGCAACACTTAGCAACTTGAGATTTTGGCTTTCCACATTTACATAACTCTTTTGAAGGTCTAATTGGCATATATTATCTTGAATTTGTAGGTTTATATAACTTTCGTATTGAGGAAATCCTTGTAGTCTTTCGCATTCTGTTGGAGTTAGTCTTCTTATTTTCATTTGTTCTTTTATCTTTGGACTCCAATTATTAAGAGGGCAGATTACACCTTTTTCTCCATACACTCTGTTTGCTTGCCCAATTTCTGGTCTGGAGTCGTTTGTATCATATCCTATTGCTACTTTTGTCATAACTCCTCCGCCTGTTCCTGTTGGGATTGTTGGGCTGATTCCTTCTGTTCCATAGACTCTCCTAATAGATTCATTTCTTTTTCTCCAAGTTTCGCTATTGAGGTTTCCGATAACTTCAATACTTTTGATATATTCTTTTGAACTCCCTTGCCTTCCGATTGCTTCGGTGAGTGTGGGATGGACAACCCCTTCTGAATTAAATTGTTGCTCTGTTTCTCTGAAAGGTAATATTTCTGGTCGGGGTTCTCCTCTAAGACTTCCGATAATGAATACCCTCTCTCTGTTCTGGGGAACTCCGAAAAATTTGCTGTTAAGAACCATCCATTGAGTTCTATACCCCAATTCTTCCAGCGTTTGAATAATGACTTTGAAAGTTTCCCCTTTGTTGTGATTGAGTAACCCTTTGACATTTTCAAGGAGTATAAGTTTAGGTCTTTTAATTTTAAGAATTCTTGCAACCTCAAAAAACATAGTCCCTCTGGTATCTTCGAAGCCTCGCCGTTTTCCAGCGATTGAGAATGCTTGACAAGGAAATCCTCCACACAACATATCAAAGTCTGGTAATTCATTTGGATCGATCTTTGTGCAGTCTCCCCAATTTTTAACTGATGGGAACTTTTTGTTGAGGAGTTCACTTGCGTATTTGTCAATTTCGGAACACCCAATGCAACGAAATGTGGACTTCTGTCCAGTGAAAAACAATGTTCCTTGCTCTTTAGAAGTCCTGTTCCCCCTTTCCCTGTCTTGCTGGATCTCGGAAAGTGATTTAAGATTATTGGCTCCAAGTCCAAGTTCAAATCCTCCGACTCCTGAGAACATTGAGAAGTATCTGATTTCATTTGTCATTTTTCACTCCAAATTGTGTATTTTTGTCAACTTTGTCCACTTTTACTCGCAAATCCGACCGCGCAACTTGACAATTATGTTCTATTTTGTCGAAAAGTCTCCCAATCATGCCCTCTATTTGGTTTATTCTATCCTTTTTGTGTGAATTAAACTCCTTTTTCACAACAAATGGCATAAAAATACATTCTGGTTCTTCTTCATCTAAGCTTAAATTAAATTCTTCTTTTGTCCAATCAAACTTCCAATCACTATTCATAATTTCACTCCCGTATTTCCAGTGGAGATTTCCCACCTTTCAATTATGTGACTGCAAAATACTGGATCTAATTCGATTGTGTAGCAATTTCTGTTTTTTTCCTCACAGGCCATCAATGTGCTTCCACTTCCTGCAAAGGGGTCCAATATGTTATCTCCTATCTTTGAGCTGTTCACGATTGCTCTGGCAGCCAATTTGGTTGGTTTTTGGGTTGGATGGATGTAGTTTTGGGATTTTTCTTTCTTTATGTCCCACACCGTGCTTTCTTTCTTGATTTTCTTAATAAATTTTATCATGTCTTCTTTTTCCATTTTGTCTGGATCTATTTGTGTTAATATTGTTTTGTTTGACCGTGTTCCGTAAAATAATGGGCTTTCGTTGATTCTACAAGCAAAAAATAAAGGTTCATGACACCAGTGATAGTGTGCTCTGCCTAAAACGTGATGCTTATTCCAGATTAATTGTTGCTTAACCATAAAATTGGCCTCATTTAGTGCCTTCTCGAAGATTATTTGGTTCGAGCTTGAATGAAAAACATATAAGGATCCATTTCTTATTAAAACTTGATTGACCTGTATAAAACTATCTCTAATCAATGCAAATAAATCATCTCCTCTCAATTCGTCTCCCTCAATCATATCCCACTTTCTATCATTTCCTCGCTTGGGGCTTCTTCTTCCTTGATTGGTCATCCCCTGGTAACTCACGACGTATGGAGGATCTGTAAAAACCAAGTGAATGTCTTTCTTTTCGAGTAATTTTAAATAAGTTTCTTCTTTTGTTGCATCTGCGCACATAATTCTATGTTTTCCGAGTTGATAAATATCCCCTATTTTAATCTCGTATTTTGGTTCTTTCTTGCCTATTGTAAAATCTTCTTGTTCATTCATTACCTTGTCAATCTCTGCCTCACTGAATCCGGTAAAGGACAAATCTGTCATCGTTTCAAACTCTCCTTTCAATAAATCCCAATCCCAATCACTCTTTTCTGCTGACTTGTTGTCCATGATTCTGAATGCTTTTACTTGTTCTGGTATTAAATCTTCCACCCAAATCACTGGCGCTTCCTGGAGTCCTAATTTGATTGCTGCTCTTAGTCTTGTGTGACCGGCTATGATCTCATTGTTTTTGTCGAGAATAATTGGGTTTTTGAATCCGAATTCCTTAATGGATTTTGCTACCATATCTACTGCTTTGTCGTTTTTACGGGGATTCTTTGCATAAGGAACTATCTCTGCGATTGGGATATAGTCTATTGTGATTTTTGTATCTTTTGCCATTTTTTTATTGTTTTTAATTTGCTTACCTGCACATTTTTTTCAAATTTAATTATTATTTCATCTCTCAACTCAAGACAATCTTCTAAAGGGCTTTTTTCTATGTATTTTAGTATCTTCTTTCCGATTTCTTGCTCCATTCGGTCTATTATTGCTCTTTGCATTCCCATAAATTTTATATTTCTTTTGGAGGCCTCTGCTCTTACTGCATATATTGTGAAGGATTTACCGAACTCCATCTCCATTAAGGGCTTTGTTGCTATTGAGGTTAATCCATTTTTTGAACACTTTCTCATAAAAGCAATAACCTTTTTATTGAAGATCCTTTTAATCTTCTTATTTCTGTGGAATTCTCTTGCATGCGCCATTGCTTTTTTTTTCTTTTCAATCGACTCTTTTGTGGGAGTCATTTTATAAAAACAATCTAAGCATCTTACACCGTAGCAATTCTTTCCACAGTCAGCGCACTTCCTAATTTGCTTGCTTGTCAATTTTCTTTGGTCTACCTGCCCTATTCATCTTTGACCGACAGATGTTTCCATCTTTGTCAATAAAATAAAGATAGCCCTTTTCTCTAACCACTGCTCTCGCAACAACTAATTCACTCATTTTTTAACCTCCACTGATTTATCTCCGAATTCTTCTTTGAATATTTTATCAACTGTATCCTTTTCTTCTTTTAATCTTTTATGAGCATTTTGGATTTTTTCTTTTGCATCTTTTTTTTCAAAATATGATTTTGTAATACTTCCAAGAGTTTGTTCTTTATCACTCAAAGTTTCTTTCTCAAAAACTATTTCTATACGTCCACAATTTTTGCATCTTCTTTGATTTCTTATTCTTACATCTCCAGATTGTTTTAATTCCCAATCATGTTCTTTACAATATATTTCCCAATCTGTTGCTTCAATCTGTTCTATAGAATATTTCCATTCATGTCTATAATCTGGCTTAAATCCTTTAGTTGATTTACCTTCCCAAGACTTTCTTCTAACTTCCTTCCCTGCTTTTAATTGTTCGATTGCCCATTGAAAATTCATTTTTTAACCCCAAGTTTTTTGAAAAACTGATCTTGATGATATAATACATCTTGAATCATCTTTATTGAGATTCCCTTAGTTCTTATATAAGAAATCATAATATCTTCGTTAATTCCAAGTTTTTCTAATGTTTCAAAAGCACGACTTATTTTTATTAAATCTTTACGAATAGCCTCTATTGGATCTCCCTTCTCTATTAAGGAAAGTTTTCCATCTTTTTCCCATCTGGCTATCTCTGCACCTATTAACATTGCATTTTCAGGATTTGTCTCTATTAAGTATCTCATTTCTTTTTCCCCAAGTTTAATCTTGATCCAATTGCATCTTTCAATTCTTTCATGCTTTGCTTGTGTTTCTTTAAAGTCTCATTTGCTGATTCTTTTGTGACTCCCTGTTTTTTAAGCTCCTTAATTCGATTCAATTGGTCCATATTCTTTTGAAATTCTTGAAATTCTTTTGAATTATCTAAATCTAAAATTATCATGTCCTTATTGATTGTATTAATTTGGCTTTGAACGAATTCAATTGCTGCATTGATCCCTTTTTCATTAAAAGAAGATTCTGTTGTGATCTTTACATCGCCTTCTTGTCCATCGTTACCCTCTGTTGAACGAGTTTCTATGACTTTATGTTTTAAGATTTTTCTTCTCTCATCAAAATTAAAATTACTCTCTATTTTCTGTTTCATCTTCCCCCCCTTTTTGATTTTCTTCATTCTTCAAAATTTGCTCTAAAAGTGATAATTGTGCTTTTCCGTAATCTGTTAAGGATATTTTAATTTCCTTCCCGGAGGATTTTTCTTTCTTGATTAATCCTTCATCTGCCCATTTTGTTAATGTCTGAGAAACAACATAAGCTGCTAAATTTGTTCTTTTTATTAAATCAATAATTTTTGAATAATCCTTTTTCAAAAGTAGAAATAAACTTACATATCGTCGGTTGATTAAATTAAACATCTTGCGTTTTTTTATCTTGATGGCCTATCTTTTTTAATTGATAATTTAACGAGGTAAAAAGGGTTTATAAATTTACCGACTAAAATTGTCTGCCGAGACTTTGTTCAAAATCTCTAAATAATAAATAATCTAATGCTCTGTGATAACCTGTAACAACCCTTTCGTGCATTAGTTCGTGATACTCTTTGGAGTTTAGTTTTGGGCTTCCTTTCTTAACTCCTAATCTTTGATATTGTAAAATCTTTTCCGCAAAAATTCCAAAAGTATACGCATGTGACATCATTGATCTATCTGATTTAAATTTTTTTGAAAGTTGATTCATATCTTCTATTGCTTTCATGCTTAACTCAATGTAATCTTCTTTTTCCATTATAAAAATTCTCCTCCGTGATAGGCCTTGTGACATTTTCCACAAAGCATTTTCACATTGCCTGGTCTATAAGTTCCACCTTTGTTTCCTCTGA